GCCGATGAAATAGACATCGCCATCGTTGGTGACATCCGATCGGTACAGGCTAAAATAGCGGTCCAAAATGTCCAACTCGATGTCCTTGGCCCAGAGCAGCTCAAGCTGCAAGTTGTAAACGGGTAAAGAGCAACAAATGTTTTACCTGTGCCAGCACACCCATAAGCAAATAGATTTTTATCTTTATCCCACGCTTCAAACATTGTGCGTTGGGAGTCTGTCAATGGTTCGATATCTTTAGCAAACGAGTCGAAGTTTATTGGCTTCTTACGTTTTGTTTGTTTGACACTCATTCCAGCGGGAACAGATGTCTTTGGTTTGCGATTTCTTACAGGCATATTAGATTCTTTCTACAGTTGAACCAGGGGTATCAGCAGCACGATTGATAATATGTTTCCAATCGCTATCAGTTTTATTCTGCCAGTTTCCTATTTCGGAAACAGCATGAAGAAGAGTAGGCATCTGAGTAAGATGAGGATTTTCAGCGAGGTAAGGTTCCCTCTCTGCCATATACATCCACTTCTCAAACTCATCACCCGTGTTATTATCCTTGAACTTATACGTTGGCAAAATTATACCTCCAAATTTTCAGTAAACCACGATGGAACAATTGCTGGAGACTTCCACTTTGCGAAAGCAACTTTGTCTCCAATATAATAATTGCGGTATGATTGGATAGAATTTCCAGTCACTTTATATTTATCTGGCATAGCGGGAGGGGGGTCAACCCAACCAGCGTCTGGTATACTATATGGTGCTATCCATAGCATAGACTTTAGACTCTCCGTGCTATGAAACTTACCGTAGCGTCGTGTGTATTCTACACAACAGTGCTGAAACAAATCAAACAACCAACGATAGTGTGACCGAGATTGTCTCACCCAGATATTAGATGGGTGATTGATATGAGATGCTTTGTATAGAATATCTTCGCGTGGTTTGTCAAGTCGCCAGCGTTTGATGTTGCGATTGTTAGCAGTCTTGGCGGTATAAGGAATGCCGTCGAGCACACGATGAGCAGTAGACATGAGTTGAGCATACTCAACAATCATTTTTACTACGTGCTTATCGCAATGCTCGGCGGCACAAGTGCGTGGGTCGTAACTGAGATAGAAAACGTTCATAGGGTTTTTGGTTGTGCCCCTATTATATCACCATTCAAGTGCTTTAGCAACCTCGGGAAACTGTTCCTTAAAGATTTCTCTACATTGCTCAGCGATTACCATGTGCTCCTTTTGAGTGCCGTGAGCTGAGCGAAGGTTGATGTAGTGTATCCAGGAGCGACAGGAACCCGTCATATAGATGCGCGTAGGGGTCGCTAGGGGGAGCACGAAGCGGGCGCATTCTTTTGCTACGCCCTGCTCCAAGAGAAAGTTGTAGGTGTCTTGTGCGTCCTTGAAGAGGTCGCTAATCATCTTATTCATTACGAATACTTTCTCTTCTTCCAAGTCATCAGTAGAATTTTGACGATTCTTTGTGTCTTGCCTACGCAATTCTGGCACAGGAATTTGTGATGCTAAGAGGTTTGTATCAGCATAGCGTTGAGAGAATTCTTGGAAGGTGAAACTTCTATGCCGTAGTATCTGAGCTGCGATACCACGATTAGTTTCAATCTCCAAACTCATATGAGACTGCTCAAACACAGACCAATGATTATGCTGAATACAATAACGAAGTAACCCTGCGTAGTTTTCGTTATCTTGGTTACTAGGGTTAGACACTCTAGCAACATATGCCATTGTCTTTTCTGCATCAGGGGTAACAGAAATCAGTTTAACTTCAGAAAGGATTGTCATATTGTGGGGCACCATCGAGACGACGAATTTCAAAGAGATTGGATTTGCGATAACGCTTGTATTTTTTTATAATTTTTTTCATTTCCTTTTCACTAATCTTTGATTTAATAAAAGGAGTTTGTGGTTCTACCTCTGGCGATTCTACCACTTCTTGGGCTTCAATGTCAATAGTTTGTTCAGTCATATTTAAATAAGAGTTAAGTTTAGTGTTACCTTAATAGTGTCTCCGTTAGTGGCAACAGTATACGGAGCACCTGAAAATCTTTCAGCAAAAATTAAATCTCCACTGGTTGCTAGCACTACATAGTATCCATAAATGGAACCTGCTGCTCCAGTGAAAGTCCACGTTTGTTGTGGGTAAACTGCTGAACCAGCAGCAACAGACCAACTTGCTATAGATAATCCTTTCGCAGTATATCCATTGCCAGTTACTTCTGTATAGAGTTCTGCTACATCATCATCCTCTGGAGTGAGGTCATTACTATAAAGTTTTAGAATTAAAGATTCAGTTGTGGAATCTTTACCAACCAAATACTCTAATGCTTTTTGTTTACCACTGTCTGTAAGTAAAATTGCCATTAACTTTTCCTCTTTTTCTTTTCTTCAGTTGGTTTGTTTCCCCATAGACGAGGGTTTATTCTACCTTCAGATTGCCGCCAACCTTTTAATCCTTCTCTATAATTATCCCAATAATAATCAAAGATATCCATTTGTTTATCAGCAATAACTATATCGTATTCCATTAGACTATCTACTTCATAAGATACGAGGTAAGCATTACAAGGTAAACTTCTATCTTTTGCTAGTTCTTGTTCACATTTTTGATTAATAATTTTTATCAACTACGGTTACCCCATTGAATATGTGGAAAAGTTTCTTCAATCAAAGCACGAGAGATGCGAGTATATTTTTTCTGAAGATTTTTATCTTTAACTAAACAAATAACTTCTGCTTCATCTGGATGAAGTGCTTCAATCATTCCCAGAAAAATTTGCTCTCTCTTAGATTGTTTAAGATTACTAGCACCACCTTTCACAAAGTAGAATAGTTTTTTGCCTTCATTCTCAAGACGAGTATGATTTGTTCCTTCTGGAGCTGGGTTGGGAGTGAATGGAACATCACCCACTGGTAGCATAGAAATTACTGTCTCGTCAAAATTCCAGATAAACAAACTACGAAGAGTTTGACTATTGTATTTGTGAAGTAGTTCAGTTTTTTCTACTTTTGTTTTAGCGTTGTTGACCTTGCGAAGAACTTCGGAAATCAAAGGTCTATAAGTATCAGTTACCATATAAATTAAAAAGGGTTGGTGTTACGAAATACAAATTCTTCCATCAACTTTGTAAGTTGATACTGCTTGAAGTATTCAAGTGGAACTTTCTTTTCAGAATTATTTAGTGATTTATAATAATTTATAATCTCTACTCCTAGATTTTCAGGAATACATCCTAGGTCGATTAAATTTTTATTGCGTAGATAATTTGCTTTTGTCTCTGGAGTTTGACAGAAATCGCACGGGTCTAAAGTAACCCATCTTTCTAAGTTTTTTTTACTTATAGGTTTCTGTCTTTTGTTTACCACAAATGTATCGTCGTCAGATAGGAAATTAGGTATGCCATCTGACTTATCTCCTTTAATGATATGTTCGAGAATGTATTCTTTGGGATTGTCATGCTTAATCTCTTTCTTTAGAATAGGATTGTATTGTTTTACAAAAGGAAACTTTTGTAGTTGAATAAAATCTTTATCTCCAGAAAGAATTAAAACCTTCTCGGGTTTGTTATCATCCTTCTCCAACTTGATGTTACGATAAGATTGAAAGGTAGTGAGTGTGCTAATGACATCATCAGCTTCTGCTCCATATACTTCCACCACCTTGTATGGAAAGAAAGTTTTAATCTCATCTCGTATCTTATTTAAGACTTCAAAGATAGCATTCCAATCTAAGTTGGATGCCTCTCGGTCTTTTTTTCTATTCTGTTTATAAAAAGGAAATGCTTCCTTGCGCCAATAGTGCTTGCTATCATAGGCAAGAACAACCTCTCCATAGATAGGAGAGTATTGTCTTTCGAAAGCTCGAAGGGCAGTAAGCACCATATGGCGAACAAGGTTTTCATTAAGAGCATCGCCTTTCAGTTGCATCATCAGATTACTAATCATAATCTGATTCATATCAATTAAAATCATTTAGTCCTCGTCTTGTTCATCATCAAAATCATCAGAGTTTTCAAATCTAAAAGCTACAATTTCATCTGGAAGCACATTACCATGTTCGTCAAACATTTCAGGATGCATTGGTGCAATCCTGGGCTTGTTTAGAAAGGCATAGATGATATCGTTTCCGAACCACCCTAGCATGACGCCAATAATAAATGAACCGACGATACCTATTCCACAGAAGAACAGGATGTATGGTGTTGCTATCTCCATCTTACTACTCCTTGGTTGATTTGTCAACCTCATAGGAGAACTCCAAGTTAAAATGGATTGTTCTGCGTAGGAGGTTAATCGTTTTGTTTAATCTAAATCCCCGTTTAGATTCTGTTTGCGCTACCCTCCTACGCAACATAAATTCTATACCCTTATTTAGTTGTAACTGATTTAGATTTTCTCTTTGGTCCTCTTCGTTTTGACTCTTCATATCGAATAGCATCCTCCATAATATTTTCTAGATAATCTTTAATTTTACGAGCTCTAGGTTTACCCATCCAAGCATAAGATTCTCTAACAAACTCTGCTTCTTTCCCGCCACCCAAGTATAAATTTAATTCATCTATTTGATCTTTGATAGCAATTGATAGTGGAGATTTAATGAATATTTTAATTTCATTTTGCTTAACTTTTTCTCCTTTCAAATAATCAAAAAATTTTAAATTATATTTTTCGTGTAGAAAAGCATCGTCAACCGCACCGTTTAATATAGTATAGATATTTTCGAGTAATGTCATCGTTAATTTTTCTTCGAACTTACAAGTCCTTTCTGTACAAATATTTTAGCTACTTCAATTAACCCACCAATATTTTCTCCATCTATAACTACAAAAGGAAATCCACGAACCTGCGGAAACATTGATTGAAAATCTACCATACTTATGTTTTTTTTAACTACAACTTCTTCGTATGTCACAGATGCCCGTTCAAATAATTCTTTTAAAATACCACAAGAAGAACATCCAGGTATAGTGTAAGCAGTAATTTCCATCAAATACCTCGGTGTACTGTTATCATTTTGGGTTGACTCGATTCTAGCGCAGATGCCATATAATTGCAAGCTTTCTCTGGTGCTGTGTGGTCGCCGCAGGTAAAGATATCTACAGCAGCATAGCATTTTTCAGGCCAAGTATGAATACTGATATGACTTTCTGCTAACAGGCACACGGCAGTGATTCCTTGGGGAGTAAACTCATACTTCACTTCCTCCAGTAGAGTAGCATTTGCATATTGAACTGCTCCAGCAAGTGCTTTGCTAATGAATACAGAATCGTTTAACAAATCTGAGTTGCAATTACACAAGTCTGCAATCAAATGCACACCAAGCACTTCCTGTACCATCAAGTCTTCTCCATTTTCGTGATGTATTTATCTAATAAAAAAGGAGGGTCGTGCCCTCCTAGTGTATCAGATTTTATCCTAGATGTCAACCAATCGTTGGAGCAGTCAAAGCAACTTCAGTAGTAGAAGCGGATGCCAAATCTAAAGGAAAGTTGTGTGCGTTTCTTTCGTGGACCACTTCTAAACCAAGTCCTGCCCGATTCAAGATGTCTGCCCAAGTAGGAATGACATGACCTTGATGGTCCAGAATACTCTGGTTAAAATTCAGTCCGTTAAGGTTAAATGCCATCGTGGATACACCAAGAGCGGTGAACCAGATGCCTACAACAGGCCAGGCGGCGAGGAAGAAGTGTAGCGAACGGGAGTTATTAAAGGAAGCATATTGGAAAATAAGGCGACCAAAATACCCGTGAGCAGCAACGATGTTGTATGTCTCTTCTTCTTGACCAAACTTATAACCATAATTCTGCGAATCATTTTCAGTGGTCTCACGAACCAATGAAGAGGTTACAAGTGAACCGTGCATCGCTGAGAACAATGAACCACCGAAGACACCAGCAACTCCAAGCATGTGGAATGGATGCATAAGGATGTTATGTTCTGCCTGGAATACAAGCATGTAGTTAAAAGTTCCTGAGATGCCGAGTGGCATAGCGTCAGAGAAAGAACCTTGACCAAAAGGATAGACAAGGAATACGGCACTCGCAGCAGCAACAGGTGCAGAGTAAGCAACCATAATCCAGGGGCGCATACCTAAACGGTATGAGAGTTCCCATTCACGACCCATGTAGCAGTAGATGCCGATGAGGAAGTGAAATACAACAAGTTGAAATGGACCTCCATTATA